ACTAATTGACAATGACAATGTAAAAATAAATCTATTGGATGTGGTAACAACCATACTAACGGAGAATAATTTTATACATTTCATGTTACCGGCTTATGTTAATTTTTATAATGTACAGGACGTTGTTAAAAACCCAATACCTAGATCGGAGGGTAGTTTGGAATTTGCTAATTCATTATTTGGTACATTCTTAAATGTTGATTATAGAAAATCATCACCAAAGTTTTTATGTATGTACGCTTCAAAACCAAGTGAACATTTGGACATGAAAGAGAATATTGATTACAGGTTTAGAAATGACGCTTTTGATTTACGTAGAGCTAGTGATAATCCATTAGTTGAAAACCAAATAAATAAAACTAATTGGGCCACATCAAATAAAGTAGTTGGATTTAACGTAGACGTTGGTCCACAAAACCAACAAATATTTAAAGAATTTAGTGTATCACAGGATCCAGGTAAACCAACAAGTGAATCAATCGCAGCTATTGATAATATGGCAAACCAAAATAGAAACAGAACATCGACAACTCAAAGTAATTCATTGTATAACATTTACAAAAACAGAAGTTATAGTTGTTCAGTTGAAATGATGGGGAACGCACTAATCCAACCGATGATGTATTTTAATTTAAGATACGTACCAATGTTTAGTGGTCCTTATATGATAACAAAAGTTTTACATAGGATTAGTGAAAATGGATTTGACACTTCGTTTGAGGGTATACGTCAACCTTTCTACAGTATACCAAAGATAGACAATTTCATTCAGTCATTAACAAAAAACATCGTATCAAAAATTAGGGAGGAGATTAAAGAAAGTTATAATAGATCAAAATTGGACCCTAACAACGTGTTATTCCAAAAAGATACCATATTGGGTAATATAGGAACCAAGGAGACATTAACAACTAACCAAGACTGCTCAGATAAGTTGTTACCACAATACGGTTTATATGTTAATTTAACAAGTCCAACATTAACCAAGGTAACGTTTAAAGATGTGTTTGATAAAATTATAAATAAATTGGAAGATTTAAAATTTAAAGATGATACAACAAACAATTTATTTTACCTAGAAAACGGAGCCTCTTTCATGTTCAGTGCTATGTACGCTGATACTGGAGTGTCTACCGGTTTCGAAGCTTATGAAAATAATTTTTCAACAATAAATCTAACTGAGTTTTATGGTGGTGATTTAACATCATACATGACAACTAAATATTTTTGTGTTACTCGAGGTAATTCACAAACAACAAACATACCCGTGGCTCAATTTGAAACCTTGGATAAATTCTTAGACTTTTTTGTGGCTAAATTTAGTGGAAAAATAGTTTCATTAACCAAAGAAATAAATTCGTCAGCAACACCAGCTATTGATACACTACTCAAGTATTACGTATTAGAATGGCCAATAAAACAAAATGACGATGTCTTAACCCTATTAACTGAGGACGATAAGGTTAAAATACAAGCTAGAATCCAAGAAGGATTATTGAAATTCCAAGAACTATATAAAAAGTAATTTTATCAGCAATTGATATATTTATATATATAAAAAACAATATTATGAGTAATACAAAATTAATTTTAGATAACTACCTTGGAAAAAATACTAGAATCAGTGAAAAGGATTCTGGTAATGGGTATAAAGAAGTTTGTGATTTAGATACCGGTGATTGTTACACCTTAAGAATGAAAGACGGACTAATTGAGAGAGTTGACAATACTATGAATAAATTTAAAAAAATTCAAGTTGAGACTACTACAGGAATTAAACAATTATTAAACGGATAAAATGAGAATAGACGAAAAAATAATCAAGGAAATCGAAAGGTACAATACTATTAATAAATATATTGTCGAACAAGCTGAATTAGACTCGGCAGCAGCTCCTGTTGACGAACCAGTTGATTTACCACCACCAGCTGAACCTGGAGGAGCTGACCCAGCAGCTGGAGCACCCCCAGTAACACCTGGAGGAGTACCACCACCAGCGGCACCACCAGCACCATCTGGACCAGAAGCTGTGGATGTCTCAAAAGATCCTGATGTTGAAGAGTTAGGTAAAAGTGAAGATGAAGGTGAGGAGGGTGATACTGAAGAACTAGATATTACAGACTTAGTGGACACACAAAAAACGATGTCCGACAAACAAGAAGAATATTTTGATAACCTATTTAACCAATTGAGTTCCCTAGAGTCAAAATTAGGTGAGATGGACAACTTAGTTAACAAAATAAATGATTTAGAAACTAAATTAGAAAAATATAGACCAAAAACACCCCAAGAAAAATTAGAATTAAGGTCATTGGATTCCGGACCATTCCAACAGAAACTATCTGATTTCTTTGTTGACAAACAAGACGAAATGGAAAAGTCAGGTAAAAATGAATACGTACTAACAACTGATGATGTTGAGGATTTTTCTAGTAAAGAAATTGGGGATAGTTTTGATCCTAGTCCCGAAGATGAATTTAACAAATTTAAATAATTTAATAGAATGGGATCAAAAGTCCCATTTTTTTTTACTCAGCTACTTGACAACCCAATTTATTTAACTTATACTTTCTATTGTAAACTTTTAATTATATATTTTATGGCGACAAATGTCTTAGACGCAGTACTAGCACAGTACGAACAATCAAAACAAAGTGGTTCTTCCTCCACTTCAAAAATGTCTCAGGAAGAGAGAATGAAAAAGTATTTCGCAGCTATCTTAAAAGATACCGAAAAACAAGGTCAAAGAAGAATTAGAATTCTACCAACAAGTGACGGATCTTCACCCTTCAAAGAAGTATGGTTTCACGAAATCCAAGTGGATGGTAAATATCAGAAATTTTACGATCCAGGAAAGAATGACAACGAACGTTCACCTTTGAATGAGGTTTATGAAACTTTAATGTCAACCGGTAGAGATTCCGATAAAGAATTGGCAAAACAGTATAAAGCACGTAAGTTTTATATTGTTAAAGTTATCGACCGTGATAACGAACAAGACGGAGTTAAATTCTGGAGATTCAAACACAACTACAAACAAGAAGGAATCCTAGATAAAATCATTCCAATTTGGAAAGCTAAGGGTGATATCACAAATCCAGAAAATGGTAGAGATTTAATCCTTGAGTTGACCAAAGCTAAAACTCCAAAGGGAGGGGTTTATACAGTAATCCAAACAATTATGTATGACGACCCAAGTTCTATCAGTTCAGATTCTGATGAAACTGAAGGATGGGTTAATAATGAATTAACTTGGGAGGACGTATACTCTAAAAAACCAGTTGAGTATCTTGAAGCTATCTCAAGAGGTGAGACACCAAGATGGGATTCCGACGCTGGTAAATATGTATATTCCAACGACATTGAGGAAACTACAACAATTGGTGGTGGATCAAAATCGATTAATGAAGTTGAGGATCCACAAACGAATGACGACACTGACGAGGAGTTACCGTTTTAATTTTTAACAAACTTGGACATTCGATTAAAATGGGTGTCCAAGTTTTATAATGGAAAAAAATGAGAGTATTGTGTTTTACCCCAAGTTTAAATAGGTATAAAATGTTAAGAGGATGTGTACAAGACATAAATAGTCAAACGTACCAGGATATATTTCACTCGGTGAATATTACGATGGAAAGATCAACACATCAAAAAAACTACATCCAAAAAATATTTGACGACGTTAAGACCGATAAAAATAGTTTCACATATACTCTAAACCAACACCAACATACAAACCATATCAATACAATCTTAGCTGTAGAAAATTATGAAGAATATGACATTTTTGTGAAAATAGATGATGATGACATATATAAAAAAGACTACATAATGAATATAGTTAATTTCTTTAAAGAAAATGATGTGGATGTTTTATCATCAACAATAAGGTATCAGTTAAATGGTAATGTTATGAGATTAGTAAACGCTCATAATTTAGGAGCCAACCCTGAAAATTGTGATTTTAAAATCCCAGCGACATTCGCTTTTAACCTTAAGAGTCTTAATTTAATAAAAGATTTATCAAAAATTTATGCTTTTGAGGACAATATGTGGAGGGATGTTTGGTGTGAAAATAAATGTAAAATATGTGAAATAGACAACACCGAAAATATAATTTGGAATATACACGGAAAAAATACAACGACATCTAACTTTTTAATTTAAAAAACAAATATATGGCAATAAAGAAAAACGATTTTAGTGGTATTAAGAAGAAATTCTCAACATCAGCTAAATACAAACCACAAAGATTCTTCGATCTTGGAGAAGCCTTTTTAGACGCGGTTGGGTTACCTGGTCCAGCGATGGGACACATTAATATGTTCCTGGGTCATAGTGACACAGGTAAGACAACCGCCTTAGTTAAAACAGCCGTCGACGCTCAAAAAAAGGGAATTTTACCAGTGTTCATTATTACTGAACAAAAATGGAGTTTTGATCACGCTAAACTTATGGGGTTTGAATGTGAAGAAGTTGTTGACACTGATACCGGTGAGTTGGAGTGGGATGGATTTTACATTTTTAACAACAACTTTGATTATATCGAACAAATTACGGATTACATTAACGACTTATTAGATTCACAAGAAAAGGGTGAATTAGATTATTCACTATGTATCATGTGGGATTCTGTTGGCTCAGTTCCTTGTAAAATGACATATGAAGGTAAAGGTGGTAAACAACATAACGCTTCGGTTTTAGCTGATAAAATTGGTATGGGCATCAATCAACGTATTTCAGGAAGTCGTAAGTCCGACTCAAAATATGAGAACACATTAATTATTGTTAACCAACCTTGGGTTGAATTACCGGATAATCCATTCGGACAACCAAAAATTAAAGCTAAAGGTGGTGAAGCGATTTGGTTAAATTCCTCATTGGTGTTCTTATATGGGAATCAAAAAGGAGCTGGAACAACTAAAATCACGGCAACCAAAGACAAAAGAACTGTTAAGTTTGCTTCAAGAACTAAAGTGTCTGTAATGAAAAATCACATAAATGGTCTTGGATATGAGGATGGTAAGATAATAGTTACCCCACATGGATTCTTACCAGGAAAAGATACTACAGAAGAGAAGACATCGATTGAACAATATAAGAAAGAATACGCTGACTATTGGAAAGAAGTTATTGGTGTTGAGGGAGATTTTGATTTGAAAACTGAAAAAGAAGAAACTGAATGATGGAAATCAAATTAACCCACGAGGAAGTTATGGGTATGGTAGAAACCCTAAATAGTTTTTACAGCAAAGTACCAACAATTCAAGATTACTTTCTTGAAAGAAAAAAAGAAAAAATTGTAAATATCGATGTTGAACATTGGAGTAAACAATTATTTAATGATCACACATTAGAACCAAAGGACATGGACATAGTTGTTGATGTTGTTGATCAAAATACATTAAATAATTTAGCACAGATAACCATTAGTTTACCCTTGGAATCACAAATAGGAAGACAAGTTACACTGGGAGTTAAAGAAGGTAAGTCCGGTAAATACTTAGGGTTTATCAAAATAGCTTCACCGGTATTGTCAATAAAACCTAGAAATGATTTTTTTGGTGAGACGTTACGAGCTACCCACGTAAACAGACACATGGTTAACGGAGCTATAATTGTACCAACACAACCGTTTGGTTTTAATTGTTTAGGTGGTAAATTATTAGCTTTGATATGTAGTTCACATTTAGTTGTGGATATGTTCAACGAAAAGTATGGTGACAAAATGGATTTATGTTTTCTTGAGACCACATCATTATATGGGAACATAAAAAGTTCATCACAATACGATGGACTTGAACCATACATTAGATACAATGGTATGACTGAGTCCGACCTATTTTTATTCCCAAGTGATGAAATTTACATGGAACTTAGGAATTATTTGAGACCAATATATGGTAAAGAAGAATGGAATGGGATGTTAGTTGATCCAGTACCATCAGCACCAAAAATGAGGGAGTACTCTAAAATAATCCAAATAATTAAAGCTCACCTAAAAGAGTTAGATCCGGAAGAGTTTACAAAGTTTAATGAGTTTGTTAAATGTTGTATGAAGACAAAAACAAAAAAGAGGTATTATTATACCAATTTTGGTTATTCAAACATTAAGGAACACATTTTATCCAACGGAGAAATTAAATTGGAAAAAAAGGAAAACTTTGAAAAACACAAACTAGAACACTTAATTGAAGTTTGGAGAAAAAAGGCTCAAAAAAGATGGGAAAAACTTAATTCTGAAATGAGACTTAAGGAAAACCTGGAAGTTTATTCATTGGAAAAGATCCAGAATATGGATTATGAAATTATTAGATAGATGTCAAACCACGTAATTATGTATGAATGTCAAAAACTTTATTAGTAGATGGTAATAACCTATTAAAGATAGGATTTCACGGAGTAAAAGACTTTTTCAATAAAGGACAACATGTTGGTGGTATATGGCACTTTCTAAACACGTTAAGAAAATTTCTAGAGGAAGAAAACTACACCAAGGTAGTCGTTTTTTGGGACAGTGAAACCAGTACATCACAGAGAAGGATACTTTACCCAAAGTATAAGTTAAATCGAAAGATACCAGATGAGGTTGATTTTAAGGAAGTTTCCTTTGGCCAACAAAAACAAAGAGTAAAACAATATCTTGAGGAGATGTTTGTTAGACAAATTGAAGTTGGTCATTGTGAAGCTGACGATCTAATCGCTTATTATTGTCAAATATCACTTGATGAGGATAAAACAATATTTTCCGGTGACAGGGATCTAACCCAGTTAATCTCCGAAAAAGTTAGGATCTATTCACCAAATACAAAACAGTTTTATAAACTGGGTGATAAGATAAAAATGTATGATATTGAAATACCACACTACAATATTAAAACTTATAAAATCTTAGCTGGTGATACTTCAGACAATATTGATGGGATATTTTACCTGGGTGAAAAAACTTTTGTAAAATTATTTCCTGAGATACTTGAAAATGAAATTTCTTTTACCGATATTTTAAACAAAGGTGAAGAACTGATAAAAGAACAAAAAGATAGTGTTGTTTTACAGAACTTACTAAGTGGAAAAACAAGGGAGGGGATATATGGTGATGAGTTCTTTGTGGTAAATAAAAAATTAGTGGATTTATCTGAACCACTAATAAGTGATGAAGGTAAAGAACTGGTAGAATCTTATTGTAAGGAATCATTAGATCCCAACGGTAGAGGACACAGAAATCTAATTAAAATGATGATGGAAGACGGGTTCTTCAAATACCTACCGAAAGGTGATGACGCTTGGGTTAAATTTTTAAAACCATTTTTAAAACTTTCAAGGAAAGAAAAAACTAAATACAGAAATAAAACAAATAAATAAATAAATAAATATGAAAAATCAAGAAGTAACGAAAGTTGAATTTTTATTAATGTGTAACGATAACATTGTAGTTCAACGATATTTTAATGTTAAGGGATTCAACAAAAACGCACACAAATCTATTGAGTTCTACGAATATATTGACAGATTGTGTAATAAACTACAGTATGATTTAAAAATGAGAAGTGTAGTTTATATGTTGGACAATCAGTTTGAAATTACTGAAAATCCTGAGATATTAAACACGTCAATAACGGATGGTGATGAGAACTTTAACATATACATTAAGTTGGACGATATGACAATTTGTCAGAGAACATTCGACGCTAAAGTATACCCACCAAAGGTAAGATATACCGTAGACCTACGACCAAAGTTAAAATCCATATTGGGTGACCTTACTGACATTTTTTCTGGTAAGAAATTTAATTATTTTTATCCGCAATTTATCGAGAATTAATACTATTTATCAATACTAAAGTAATAAAAAAATATGGCGACTAACAAAAATTTTGAATATCTAGGTAACACTTTTCAACTACAACTACTTAATCAAATAATTTTAGACAAAGACTTTTCTGTGTCGATAATAGATGTACTTAATACAAATTATTTTGAAAACCAATACTTCAAAATAATCATCCAAATGGTCAAAGAGTATCATATAAAGTACGATCATACACCATCCTTTGAGACACTAGAACAAATAACAAAGTCTGAGTTACAAAATCAAATGGCTTCTAAAATAGTCTTGGATACAATATCTAAGATTAAAGAAGCTCCATTGGACGGATCTAATTTTGTTCAAGAGAAAGCACTTAAATTCTGTAAACAACAAGAACTACAGAAAGTGATGAAAAAAGCCCAGAAAATTATCGATGGTGGGGAATTTGAAAACTACGATACACTGGAAGAAATGGTAAAAGAGGCTTTAATGGTTGGTTCAAAAGACACATCAATGTTAGATGTCTTTTCAAACATAGACCAAGTTCTTGAAGAAGATTACAGACACCCGATCCCAATGGGAATACCAGGTATTGATAGACTGTTAAAAGGTGGATTAGCTAAAGGTGAAATTGGTGTAATTTTAGCACCAACCGGAGTTGGTAAATCCACAATATTAACAAAGATATCAAACCACGCTTTTAACTTAGGAAAAAACGTACTTCAAATATTTTTTGAGGACAATCCAAAAGTGATCCAACGAAAACACTTTACACTTTGGACAAAAATACACCCAGATGAATTGTCTGAACGTAAAGAGGAAGTAATTAGTAAAGTTAAAAAGATTGAAGAGACAATGGACAACAGATTGGAGTTAAAAAAACTACCCTCTGACACTAAAACTATGTCACAGATAAAGAATGAGATCAGAAAATTAATATCTGATGGTATGAGGGTTGATATGGTGGTTTTAGACTATATAGATTGTGTTGTTCCGGATAAAAACTTAGGTGACGAATGGAAAAGTGAAGGATCGGTTATGAGAGCTTTCGAGGCTATGTGTCACGAACTAAACATTGTTGGATGGACAGCTACACAAGGGAATAGATCATCGATTTCTTCTGAAGTGGTAACTACCGACCAAATGGGTGGATCAATTAAAAAGGCACAGGTAGGTCACGTAATAATCTCAGTAGCTAAGACACTACAACAAAAAGAAATGAAGTTAGCGACAATAGCCATAACAAAATCAAGAATTGGTGATGATGGAGTGGTTTTCGAGAACTGTAAATTTGATAACGCTATGATTGAAATCGACACTGAAAGTTCAATGACCTTTTTAGGGTTGGAAGAACAAAAAGAAGAGAGACAACGATTAAGGGTTAAAGAGTTAATGGAAAAAAGAAAACAAAACAATAACACCAATAATACAATAAATTAAATAAAAAAATTTTAAATCATGGATGTATCACAAAGAATATTAAGTGACATTACTGTTTACATGAAGTACGCTAAATTCTTACCAGAGAAAAATAGAAGAGAAACCTGGGACGAATTAGTTACACGAAATAAAGAAATGCACCAAAAGAAATACCCTAAAATCAAAGATGAGATCGAAGAGGTGTATAAAATGGTGTATGATAAAAAAATATTACCTTCGATGAGGTCATTACAATTTGGTGGAAAACCTATTGAGATATCACCAAATAGGGTCTACAATTGTGCTTATTTACCGATTGACCACACAGACGCTTTCGCTGAAACAATGTTCTTATTGTTAGGTGGTACCGGTGTAGGGTTTTCAGTACAAAAACACCACGTAGATAAATTATCGGAGATTAAAAAACCAAATCCAAGTAGAACCAGAAGATATTTGATTGGTGATTCAATTGAAGGGTGGGCTGACGCTATTAAAGTATTAATGGAGTCATACTTTGGATCTAAATCGTCAACACCAATATTTGATTTTTCAGATATTAGACAAAAAGGGTCTTTATTAGTAACATCAGGTGGTAAAGCACCAGGACCACAACCATTGAAAGATTGTATACACAATATTACAAAAGTTTTGGAAAATAAAACTGATGGAAGTAGGTTAACACCGATTGAAACACATGACATCGTTTGTCATATCGCTGACGCGGTACTAGCTGGTGGGATTAGAAGAGCCGCTCTTATTTCACTATTTTCAGCTGATGATGATGAAATGATCTCTTGTAAATCTGGAAACTGGTGGGAGTCGAATCCACAAAGAGGTAGAGCTAATAACTCAGCGGTATTACTTAGACATAAGGTAACACAAGAATACTTTATGGGTCTTTGGAAACGAATTGAGTTATCCGGAGCTGGTGAACCAGGAATTTATTTATCAAACGATAAAGATTGGGGGACAAACCCATGTTGTGAAATCGGTCTTAGACCATATCAATTTTGTAACCTATGTGAGGTTAACGCTTCTGATATTGAATCACAAGAAGACTTTGAAAAAAGAGTTAAAGGAGCTGCTTTCATTGGTACACTACAGGCTGGATACACAGATTTCCATTACTTAAGAGATGTTTGGAAAAGAACAACTGAGAAAGACGCTCTTATTGGGATTGGTATGACAGGTATTGGATCTGGAGTGGTATTAGGTTACGATATGAAATTAGCCGCTGAAGCTGTTAAAGAGGAAAATCAAAGGGTAGCTAACCTAATTGGTATTAACAAATCAGCTAGAACAACAACGGTTAAACCATCCGGAACCTCATCATTAGTCTTAGGAACATCTTCTGGTATTCACGCTTGGCACAATGATTTCTACTTAAGAAGAATCCGAGTTGGTAAAAATGAATCAATATACCAACACTTAGTGACAAATCACCCAGAGTTAGTTGAAGATGAATATTTCAGACCACATGATACCGCGGTAATAACAATCCCACAGAAAGCACCTGAAGGGTCAATTTTAAGACATGAGTCAGTATTCCAAATGTTGGAACGAGTTAAGAAGGTATCACAAGAGTGGGTAAGAACTGGACATAGAAGTGGTCAAAACACTCATAATGTTTCGGCAACTGTTTCTATCAAAGATGATGAATGGGATTTAGTTGGTGATTGGATGTGGAAAAATAGAAAGTTCTATAACGGATTGTCAGTTTTACCATACAATGGTGGAACATACACACAAGCACCTTTTGAAGATTGTACTGAAGAGGATTTTGAAAGATTGGTAATTACATTAAAAGATGTTGATCTAACAAAAGTAATCGAACTACAAGATAACACTGACCTTAGAGGTGAAGCCGCTTGTGCTGGTGGAGCTTGTGAAATCGTTTAACAGATGAAAGTTACCTGGGGAAACAACGTTACTTTAACTTACCAAGTTTTATTAGCGTACTATAATCTAAGAAAAAAGAATTAAGATGACAGTTAACTCATCAAACGATTGGATACAACAGTTATATGTTCGGGAGATCACCAAAAAGACTCCCGAACCTGACTTTTATAAGGATAAGTTTGGTAATATTGTAATGACAGAATCATTCCACATAAAACGAGGAAAGTGTTGTGGATCCGGTTGTAAACACTGTCCTTACGAACCATTATACCAAAAAGGAAGTACTAATTTAAAGGAATCACTGAGAAATCAGTGATTTTTTTTATTTATATAAAATATCTGAATACTATATTTATTAGATATGTCTAACGGTATAACATATGGTATAACATTTCCCTTTAGGGATTCTTTTGTTGGGAGGTATCTTGACGCTTCAGATACTATTGATGAAGAAATTAGAAATAATCTAATTCATCTTTTATTAACTAGAAAGGGTAGTAGATATTTTTTACCAGATTTTGGTACAAGATTATATGAATATATATTTGAACCATTGGATGGACCAACATTTAGTGATATTGAGTTTGAGATTAGAGATTCGGTTGAAAAATACATACCAGGTATACTTATAACAAACATAAAAATAACTGACGCTTCGTTAGGTTTGGAAGACAAAGGTACTTATATTACGGATTCTGGTGAGAGAGAATTTAAGGTAACCAATATAGGTGATAGAGAACACACCGCTAAAGTTAGAATAGACTATAGAATAACCAATCAAGCTTTAGAAAGCAGTGATTTTGTAATTATTAACATATAACATGGCTGAAAAGAAAATATCGTACACAACAAGGGATTTCCAGGGGATAAGAACTGAGTTGATTAATTTTACTAGAACTTATTATCCAGACCTAATTCAAAATTTTAACGACGCTGGTATTTTTTCAGTGATGTTAGATTTAAATGCTGCGGTAACCGACAACCTACAATTTCAAATTGATAGAAGTATCCAAGAAACAGTTTTACAATACGCTCAACAAAAATCTTCAGTATATAACATAGCTAGAACATATGGTTTAAAAATCCCAGGACAAAGACCATCAGTCGCTTTGGTTGATTTCTCAATACAGGTTCCAGCTTTTGGGGACAGTGAAGATTTAAGATATTGTGGTATTTTAAGAAGGGGATCTCAGGTTAGTGGAGCTGGACAACCATTTGAAACGGTATATGATATAGACTTTTCATCACCAGTTAACTCTGAAGGATCACCAAATAGATTGAAAGTACCTAATTTTAACTCAGATGGGTCATTAAGTAATTACACCATAACAAAACGAGAAGTTGTTGTTAATGGTATAACAAAGGTATTTAAAAGAATTATAACCGCTAACGATGTTAGACCATTCTTTGAGTTATTTTTACCAGAAAAAAACGTATTAGGTGTTACTAGTGTATTACTCAAAGACGGTACACAATATAACACGATACCCCAACCACAAGAATTTTTAGGGTTAGATAATAGATGGTACGAAGTAAAAGCTTTAGCTGAGGACAGAGTCTTTATTGAGGACCCAACCAAAGTTTCTGACCAACCAGGGGTTAAAGTTGGGAAATATATAACTACTAACACAAAATTTGTTACCGAATATACACCTGAAGGATTTTTAAAAATGACATTTGGTGGGGGTAGTGTTTCAGCTGAAGAACAATTACGGGAGTTTGCTAGAAATGGAGCTTATTTTGATCTAAATAAGTACTCAAATAACCTAGGATTGGGATCAGCTTTAAAATCAAACTCAACTTTATTTATACAGTATAGAATAGGTGGTGGACAAGCGACAAATTTAGGTTCTAATGTGATCACACAAATAGGAACCGTCTCATTCTCCGTTAACGGTCCATCTGATAGTGAGAATAGATTGGTAATAAACTCATTAAAATGTAATAATGTTACCGCAGCTATTGGTGGATCTAACCAACCAACAGTTGAGGAGGTTAGACAATATGTATCATTTAACTTTGCGGCACAAAACAGAGCGGTAACGATTAATGATTACGAATCTATTTTAAGAACAATGCCATCACAATTTGGTGCTCCAGCTAAGGTATCGGTATTGGAGGAAAATAATAAAATTAAAATAAAAATGTTATCATACGACACCGAAGGTAATCTAACTGATAACATATCGAACACAATAAAATCAAACGTAGCTAATTACTTATCTAACTATCGAATGATAAATGATTACATTTCTATAGAATCAGCTAGTCCAATAGATCTTAGTATTGAAGTTGACGTTGTTCTAGACTCAACACAAAACCAAGGGTCTTTAATTAGTAAAACAATAGATATTATTAGTTCGTATTTTAGTCCATTAAACCAACAATTAGGTAGAAACATTAATGTGTCTGAAATTAGACGACTAATACAAAGTGAAAACGGGGTGATTAGTATTTCCGATATTAGATTCTTTAATAAAGTTGGGGGTCAATATTCATCAAACCAAACGTCACAGAGATATTCCAACCCAACAACAAAACAAATAGAATTGGTAGCTGATACTATTTTCGCTGAACCAAGTCAAATTTATCAAATAAGATACCCAAATAAGGATATATCTGTCAGAGTTCTTAATTTTAAGAACATTAATTTCTCTTGATAATTTATTTTTTTATATTTAGGACTATTTTTTGAAAATAGGAAATAAACTATTTATCAAAAAAAGACTTAATGCCTAAATCATATAGAATACGAACACAAGTAGGTGTTGACAAATACATTAATCTCAAGTTAGAACAAGACTTTGAAACCTTGGAGATCTTATCATTAAAGATTAACCAAAGTGATATATACACAAGAATTTGTTCTGATTATGGGGTCATTGTTGGTCGAGTATTTGTTAATGGGGGTTATGGGTTACCAAACGCTAAAGTATCTTTATTTATCCCGATAGAAGATTTGGATGAATTAAATCCGGTGGTTTCTGAACTATATCCGTATAAAACATTATCAACATTAAATGAAAACGGGTATAGGTATAATTTATTACCGAAAGAACCATCATATCCAGGACACTCAGCCACCGGGACATTTCCAACAAAGGAAGAAGTTCTTATTGATCAAACAACTATAGAAGTTTATGACAAATACTACAAATTTACGGTAAAAACAAACGATAGTGGTGACTACATGATATTCGGTGTACCAACAGGTAGTCAAACCATTTTCATGGATATAGATTTATCCGATATGGGTTGTTTTTCTTTGTCACCACAAGATTTAATACGTACGGGTCAAGCTAACGAAACCCAATTAAACGGTACAACATTTAAAACGTCAACAGATTTAAATGAATTACCACAGATAAAGACATTAAATAAAATTGTTGAGGTCTCACCACTATGGGGTGAAGAAGACGTTTGTCAAATTGGTATCACCAGAGTTGATTTTGACTTAACAACTGAAAGTAGTGTTAAAATTGAACCAACCTCTATTTTTATGGGGTCAATAGTGTCAACATCAAATGATGACTATTTAAGTACTGGGTGTGTACCAAAATTGGACATGGGGAATCTTTGTGATTTAGTTTCCGGTCCAGGACAAATTCTATCAATACGACAAACAATAAATGTTGATGAGTTTGGGGATCCGATACTAGAACAATATATTCTAGAAAATGATGGTAAAATTATTGATGAAAACGGAACGTGGTTAGCTAATCTACCAATGAACTTAGATTACATAACAACAGACGAGTTCGGTAATCAAGTAATTTCAAACGACCCAAGTGTTGGAATACCAACAAAATCAAAATATAGATTTAAGATTAAATGGCAAAATGAAACCGGGAATAACAATAATTTTATTCGAGCTAATTACCTTGTACCAAACATTAGAGAATATGGATGGGACAACACTAGTTCAGATCCGAGTAACATAGTTCTAATACCTTACGTTTCAAATATACCAGTACCCGATTATGAGGATAGTTTAACAATTGTTGGATCTGGTGACCTATTGGGACCTGTGGTGACATCAAACGTATTGACATTTAGTGTATTTATACAATCTAACCCACTATCAAGTCAGTCACCATACCTAGGGGACCCAAACTTGGGAATTACCGGATTAACAAACAATAATGTCGTAAATATTATTTTTACACCAATAGACCCAACATTACCAGCTACAATAACATATCCTGGGGGTTCATTAGGACCTACAACATTCTCAATACCACCTAATACAATATCCACGGTTTGGGGAGCGTTTACCCAACAAGGTGGTTTAGTGAGTGACACAACAACAAATGTACAATCATATATTGTGGAAATAGGACCATCTGGTTTAGGTCCATGGACATTATATTCAGGTAGTTTAAACTCAATTCCTGTTAATGTTGGTGAATTTGTAAGAATAACACCTACAGCTGTTGATATAAGTCAACCACAACAGGTTGTATATAGTTTTGGAAATCAAAATTATTTTAATTACATAAGATCATACGCTTTTAGTTTAGATTGGGATGACTATGTGGACAAAAATGTGGCTATAAACTGTGAGGATACATTTTATCAATTCCACTATAATAAAGTTTATACAGTATCGTCATTTATTGATAGGTACAAGAAAGGTAAAAATAAAGATAGACATTTGGGTATTAAAGAAATTACAGATAGACGGTGTCAAACTGAAAATAATAAATTCCCAGTAAACGACCTACAAAGAAATTTTGATTTTATTGAGTTTGTTGTACAATTGCTTTTAAATATATTGACACTACCAATGATTGTGTTAATAACAATAGCTCATTTTGTGATAGTTTCTTGGCCTGTTTTAAAATGGTTGGTATCGATTGGTATACCAATATGGTTAGGGTATCAAATCGCTCAAGCGATTGGAACCGCGATATACTCATTCCCAGCGGTGTTCATTGTAATACCACAAATAATCGCAGCTATTTTATATATTGCGTTATTAGTATTTTTTATTGTATATATAATACCTAGATTAGTTAACTGGAACACATTTAACAGAATTGGATTACCAATGTTAACATATCCAGATTGTGACGCTTGTCCGTGTGACCCATTATTAGCTAATTTAAATGAACCTGAAGACGACCTTGGTCAGGGAATTGTTGATACAAATAATTCATTTTTAGCTGATACAACAGCCTCATACAACTACCAAAACCCAGAATTGGGGTGTAACCCAAGAAATCCGTATCAGAATCGTATTGATGAAGATGACCCAGGAGTCTCATTTGACGCTGCGGCACAATTCTACCAACTATTTTCTGGTATCGACAGACTAGGTAACCCACGTAGAGGTGTTACAGCTTTTTTAACAAAAAAAGGTACACCACCATCAGAATGGGGGTATCCAATTACCGAACATTGGCCAAACAAATTAAATAGATTTAACCTTAGAGATAAGTTTTTTTCAGGTAAAAACTTCATTAGAACTTACGTTAATAACGCTGATGATTACTTTGAGGATCAACCCTTGGTAATTGTCGTCGATTGGAATATGTATAACGCTTTCCAACCGGGAGAGATGATAACGTTCCAAAACCCAAGAATGTCTGGGGACATCCATAGAATTACAGGATTAACGGACTCAACTGGGGGTACACTTTATAATGAGTTTAATTGTAGATCAATAACTGGGACAACATTACCACCTGGGGTACACGGTGTGAACATCGACTACGCGAATAGATTTTACGTTCCAGGAGACCCAACTCAACCAGCTAATAAAACAATAACAGTACCTATAAGTGCGAATACCGAAAATGGTAGTTATAGATTCCCAGCTGACATGGAGTATTTCCAAGTTATTACCGGTATGTCAATATCAAATTATCTGTCCATGTCTAACGAAATTAGTTCTGGTTTTTTCCCTAGAGAATATTTAAATCACATTGTTAAATGGAGATACGAACAATATCAAGGTAATAATGAATATGAACAACAAGCAAAAGCTTTAGATAATTTTTTTGACGGTCAAAATTTGGGTGTTATAATATTAACTAGAGGGGTTGATCCATATACCGATAGACAACTAATTAAATATGAATTAGGGACCTTATTCGGAAAAGCTGCAAATCAAGTTTCGGTGACTGGTTATTATAAACTAAATTATCCTATACGAAGATATACCACAGGTAGTAATTTTACACCAGCTAGACATAATGTACCAACAAATGTAAATTATTTATCGTCGGGTAATGGTGGCAGAAGTCAATACCACAAGTCTTTTAGTTTTACACCAGATTCCACATTGTTTAATCAATACACAAATAGTGGGTCCACATTACCGTATTACTACTCATCACTTGATTTTGAAAATTCAGGCCTTGAAATGAGACACGTATTACCGTATTTTTCGGGACCATTACTCGCTGACACATCGGTCCAACCATATACCGGAATTGAACCTAATTATATTGATGGGTTTAACTCAATTGATTGGTCAACGGGAGCGGAATATGATGTATTACCTTACAGAGGGGTAACTTCGGAGGTTTTATCCAATACGACAATTGGACCTATTGGGGTTTGTGGTGGTACGGCAGACGCTTGGGACGAAAGTCAATACCCAACCAAATTTATGTATGTGGGTGGTGGATCGTTCCTATCAACTTTCGGTAGTTATTTAGGTGACATTTCAGCGGAAGCTGATAATAACGGTGTTTGGTCAAATGATAATCAATCTGGTTACGCTATAAATCCACCAATAGCTGATGGATTGAGATCCGGATCCTCCAATTACAAAGCCCAAACAAATACAATTTGGTATCTTTGTTCTCCAGCCTACATTAGTTATTACGACATACCATCAACTAGTTGTCCTAGTCCTTATTTGAATTGTAATACAAGTTCAGTTAAAGGTATTAATTTTAATGATAGATTTGGTATTGTTATGAGAAGTGATAGATTACCAACGTCAACCAATTTGGAGAGCAAAGGCCCGTATATACCAGGTTATAACGGTGACCCGTACACTAGATTTGTTTTACATGAAAACAACTCTTTCATGTATTATAAAATACCAGATGAAGGGATTTGTGATACAATATTCCAATACCAACTACAGTCAGACGACCCAAATAATATATTAGTTGATTCAGGTATACCAGAATCGTTAGCTGGTAGTTTAACATGTGAAGGTATGACTGAATTATCATGTTACGATGGTTACGGAACTGGTTTTACGGTAAATGAAACATGTGCTGATAATGATAAAGTAATTAATGGATGTTATTATTTATTGAACGAACCATATGTCAGTAGTATCGGTTCTGACATTGAATTATTTTTGGAATGGAAAGCTAGATTTAGAATAATGTACGCAGCTTGTCGTGGAGTATTTTCACACATGTTCCAAAATAATTGGGTTAACGGAACACTATACATGCCGACATTTAATAAGTTGACATTATATGATGAATTTGGTGAATTTACAGACTACAAATATTGTGAAGAGATAATAAACTATAATACAGCTAGTAATAGTTTCTTTTATCGATCTACCCCATATAGAATATCCCCAGCTGTTGGGTTTATTGGGTCACAAAGTACCAGTCCATCCGATAATTCGGTAAATAATAGACAGATAAAAACACCAACAACCATCATGGATTTGGGTAAAAGGGATGAATTCATATCCTACATATGCTCAAATCCGGAATTTAGTGGGGAATACTTATCAGATACACTAACAAGCTCATCATACAATGATTCATCATTAGTATTACAGTTGGGTATAATATCTAGACTCGTTAACTCAACGTGGTTACAACAGATCTTTAACACAAATGACGCTTCAGTACAACAATATTTTTCAAGAACAGGTTCTAGAATTGATGGTGATATCGCTCAGTCAATGTCAATAAATTCTGAATACCAAATAAATCCATTTGTTGGATCGAACTACCCAGATCAGTTTATTTGGGTTGGGGTTGACTCGGCTAATAAACCGGTTTTTGGTGTATTTTACAATACTAGTGAGGATCAATACAAAAACAGGAGAGCTTTGTCACCCGGATATAAAATTTATAATTTTTCACCCTTATTACAGGATCTAATACCATATAATAGTACACAAGAAGTTCCACTATACCGTTGGACACTAAATGATAATAACACTATTTTTGGTAATGAATTTAACAATTGGGACACATCCTGGGTTTTGGGGTCAAGTAGGTTACCATCAAGAAAATACCAATCACTGGACACAAGTAATAACGTCTCACCATTTAACTATTTTCAAACATCTACTATGACAGCAGTACCACCAAATTTACAGTATGGTTTTATTACTAATATTGATTCTTCTGGTAATCCAGTAATAAATGGAACACCATTACAAAATAAATTTATAGTGGGAGCTCCATACCATTTTTACTTTGGTTTAAAAAACGGTAAAACAGCTGTGAATAGATTTATAAAATTATATGTAAATATTATCGACTAATATGGGTGTAGAAACAACAACAAATATAATACTTGGTAGTCTTAGATATACCACATCACCGAATGTTAATGATGAAATTGATATTTCGTTAACACAAAACACCAAAGAAATTGTTGATTTTGATCGTATTGTTGATCTAAATCTTGAAACCGTATATGATAATGAAAGACAAGAATCAACTGTATTCAGACCATCAACCAAGTTTATAGTGGTCTTTAAAAATGAATTTAGTGGTAGTACAACTTACACACCGTATAAAAACAATCTATACTACACAAACCCAATCAATAACGCTTCATCACAATTATTATCATCAAGTCCAAATACAGTCCCATGGGAAGGTTACCCACAGTACCAAGAGTTTGATTTTATTAGAACTGATAACAATGTTGTTGGATATACAACACCACCAAATAACCATATAGATTTTCTAAATAAAAGTGCCACAACATATAATTGGACACACTACATGAGTTATCCATTTAAAAATGATCATACAAAACAAATGTACGCTGTTGATTATGACACAACAACATCTTGGTCATGGGTGGTTAGTGATGGAATACCATATTTAATTACATTGGGTAGTGATCTTAATGGACGACATATACGATTTAGATCCCCAGTAAAACACGGACTAAGTGTGGGTGAATACGTTAAATTACCAATAACATATAATGGGGAATCCACATTTAAAGTGACTAAATTGGGTGATTTTGGGTATGGTAGTGATGAATATATTTTTAACATTAGAAATGTAGGATTTACCGGTACAACCTTCCTGACTAACAACTCGGGTACTTTTAAAAGAGTGATAAGTAAGACAAATGAAAATGAAACAACATCAAAATATTATGTTAGAGTTCACAAAATTATAACAAATAGTAATGAATCTGTTTTAGTTAAATCCGGATTTGAACAAAACATCTTTAAGAATACCATTAAAGATGAGATAGCTATTCTAACCCCCAATAATAAACAAAGAAGCTCAACTAAAGAAGGATCCCAATCGTATACATTATCATTTAATGTTGATATAGATATAAACCCACTTAGAGATAATCAAAATAGACCGATCAGTCAATTATATTTCACGACAATCTGGAAAGGATTTTTTGGGTGGACAAGGAAACTAAAACAAGGTTGGGAGTTTAATATCCCACTAGTTAATAGTCAACCAAGTTCTTGGTGGGATGAATTTAACACCCTATCCAATACCACAATATCTGAAAGTACTTACACATCGGAAACCATACCATCACAAGGACCATTTTTTTATAATAAAGATGTAATTTCGGGGGACACACTTGATGGGGATTTTTGTGAGTGGAACGATTACCAACAAACAGAAAGATTAATATCCAGATATTGTCATAAAATAAAATTTAACAATAATTGGTTTTACCTGACCAACGATAACTTCCAGACAAATCAGTTTGGGTATTATTATTACCCCCACAACCCAATAATTATTAGGGAATTTTCAGACTACGTGGAGGAAAGTCAGGATCAAAACATTGTTGGACTACCAGACTACAGTTTCTATTCAAATTTATCTAATGGTTTTAGGTGGAGAGATTTGTATCCGTACGGGTTTATTGACCAAAATAATATTGGTGTTGATTACCCATTTACAAATGGAAAACATTACCCATTTGTTAACACAATTTTTAGAATAATTCCGGAAGGAACCAATGTTAAAAATATAAACGAAATTCAAGACCCATTAATAGATGATTGTGAATAAATATAAAATTTTAAGGGATAATATTGATAACCAAATAAATATACCAATTGAAATGAATTGGGATTTTATGGGTAGGGATCAAAGTGTTGAGGAATACGAAACCGAAATGGTCAAGGAAGTTATTGGTATAGCTAAAGATTTTGAAACGGTCAGGTTTAGTCATGACGAGTGGAATTTTGTTTTATCCACACCCATTTTTACTATTAATAAAAAAGCTACACAAATATACCACAATTTTAATTTTTATAAGGATCTACAACCAATAACCGCCACAACGGTCACACCAACTGATTGGGGGACCAGTTACATTTATGAGGACTTTAGTCCACAAGAAATATATTACTTTAAAAAACCATTTACCAAGTCATTTTTTAAATTGGATTTATATGATACTAATGACGAAAAAAACCAAAAAATATATTTGACGATAATAATACCAGTACAACAAGGTCTAACCGAGTCGGTATCAATTAACCCACTACAACCAAACGTAGATATAAAAAAACCACAATTTGTTTTAGATTATGTTGGTGATAAGGAAGGATTTTTTATTTATTGGTTAAGAGACAGGTCTTACATTAATATCGATGAGTTTTATATGTCAGCTAAATTTTTTGACGCTAAATTGGGTACATTTATTAGAATGACTAACAAACCACAAAGTTTAATAACACCAAATAAATTTAATTTTGATAATGGTCAATATTTTTATTATAAGGTTAAGTTAAATTATGATGAAAAAACATACCAAGTTTTTAGAACTGATAACAACACTAGGTGTGGAATACTGATAAACCAGATTAATTGGTATGAATACGTAAACCCATAATATGGAAGAACAAAAGTATTATTTTAAAATATCACCTGAAAATATAAAGGGTGATTTAATTACGGTAACATATACCGGTGATGGTGAAACGTTTTACACTATTGACCCATGTTGTTTGTTTACAGCTTCGACCACCGAATATCTAACCGGAACCACCGGTGTATATACTGGTATGACCAACATATTAAGTGGGGGTACTGGAGGTACATCATTATTGACCGGATTAACCATACCAATAATGTTCACCCAAACAGCTATTGACATTGGGTACTACTCAACATTTGACGGAGCTGTATTACAGAAAGATGTTATTCAAAACTTTTTGTTTTCAGGATCCACAATGTCCCCAACCACATATTCCCTATATAATACATCAGACTTAGAATTTAAAAAGTTTTTGGAATTGGTGACATATGTTATTGACTGGGGTGATGGAACGTCACAACCTATTAGTGGAACAACACCAGTAACACATGTTTACCCACTGACAAATGATACATTTACGATTGTTATGACCGCTACTTCACCGTGGGGGATATCAACTGTATCAAAAACGGTAACAGTACCCTTTACAAATATTGTACCTTTTAACCCACAGGGAACCGCTACATTTACCCCATCAGGTGGTAATTGGTCTGGAACCCCAATAAGTTATGATTATATATTTACAGGGGACTCAAATACAAATATAAATGACTTTGTAAGTAGTAATTACATATCTGTACCATTTCTCGTTACTGGATACACAGAATCAACAGTTAATGACTTAATACAGTATGGACCCAAGTATAATCTATATGGGGGTAAATTTAAATTGGGTATTCCAGTAACTGGAACATCAGGTAATGTTGGGATATATTGGGGACCGGACCCAAGTGGATCATATACCGCTTACACCATAAGTGATATTGATTATTATGACTACGAGGATGGAACTACATTATACATTACACAATCATCTGGATTGACGTTAAATGACATGATATTGTCAGCGATTACAAAGAATGAAAGTTACCTTAACATCATTGACCAACCAGAGGTTCAAACAAACGTGTATGTTGATAGGGGTAAGTTGACCGCTCTTGAATATATTGAAAGACTGGGGGAGGTAGATAATCTGGGTGACTTAGTTAAATACGGTTATGGGTTTTTCAAAGTTAAAAATGACTATAATTAGTATTTATAAATAAACTAAAATTAAAACAAATTAATTGTGGCAACAGGTAATTACGGAACAATAAGAAGTGCGGATGTTAGTCCAGACGACGTTGAGATTATATTGAATTATACTCCTAGTAGGGATGATACCGACAACTTCATATTACAAAAATTGGACGCTAGTACCATTTTGAGACCATATTTTCATAATAATTTAACAGGTGGGAACACTAATGTTGAGATATTGGGTGGATTATATAATTTAAAATTACCAGCTGACGTGTTTAATAGATTGGGTATCTACACACTTTACATTAGACCAGCTGAAATTAGAACGGTAATAACCGATTGTGGAATATTATCATCTTTACCGAATGTAAAAGGTTTGGTTATTGATTTAAATAACGTACCCACACAATATAGGAATAAATTTATTAATCAAGGTTTGGTTGGGTTTAGAGTTGAGTACTTAAATTCCGACGGTACAAAAATCCCTAATTTTTTTAGAATTATAACCTCATCATTTTATTGTGAACCGGTCTATCAAAATTTAACAAACACGTCACAAAAATCAATTAGATATCGATATGTTGAGGGTACCACAAATTTAGTATTCTGTACCTTATCACCATCATCATCACCAACTAACAAACCTAACGCTACACCATTTATTGGTCAACCAGATCAAAACATCATAATAACAAATACATTTTTTAACCCAATAACGACGGAAATTGAAATAGTTGAACACGATATATCAACATTAGCTATCGCTATGTTCGGTAATCAAACGAAATCTATTGATGACGGGATCTACACGATGTACGATAAAAATAACAATATTTACAAACAATACAACCTTTATGAGATTAGAGATCAATTTAACGACCTACTTTATGAGGTTAGACAGGATAGAGGGGGTAATATTGATTTTAGTAAAAGTTTTTCTAATATAATTCCGTAATGGCTATAAAAAAATATACTTGTCCACCACAATTACCAAGCGGGGAAGGTTCGTTTTCGGACAACTTGGTTGGGTTCCAGTTAGTAGCTGGAGGTGGTTTAACACAAGCTAATTTTGAATTTACCACTGCGTTAAGTGAGAAAAAAGATAGGACGTTCACAATAGGAGCTTTCTCCGACCCAATATCACTAAATTCAATGAATATCGATAGTGTTGAGGAGTCTAGAACAATACTAGCTAAAAATTTTAGAGTTTATCCAAATTTTGATTTATCACAAGTTAGTAACTTCACACTATATGGGTCACTAAGTAAAAGAATGTCAGTTTCGATAACAAAAATAATAAATTACTTCCCAGCTGCTTTACAAGTATATAGCCAACAACCAAATTTTGGTACATATTACAGTGCTTTTAACATTGTTTATGATCAAGTTGAAAACGAAACAACTTTCGATATTAATTTAGATAATTTATATAACACATTTGATATTGATTACACAACAAACGCAGATAGAAACTTTGAGTTAAAGGAAATAGAAGTATCACCACTTAGGAACTTCACAAAAAATTACCTAAAATATTCACTATTTTTTTATGATAATGAATACCCAATAGTTTATTACTCACCGATTGACCCATCAGCTGACACAAAACTAACTGTTGTTGTTCTTGGAAATCCTTTTTCTGGTAATACAACAATTACAGACCCATACAATTTAAGACCAAATAAGTTAACCACAAATAAATCATTTAACGAAGATTTTGATGAGGTTGAAAAATTCTTACTAAACAGAATGGTTGTACCAGAGTATACCGCGACATTCATACTACCTAAAGAGAATGATGACGGATCTTTTAGTATAACAAATGAAATTTTAACATTCCCCAAGGAAGGTCCATGGAACTTAGATATTAAAACTAGAAAGTTTGACGAATATTTAGGTAAACTAAATGAATACACAAATTTATTAGATGAGTATAGAACAAACTTAATCTCTAGATTTTTAACCACCGGAGCTTTAAAGGAATTTGACACCTCGGATCAAAAATTTGAAAAACTATTACAGATATACGGTAGAAGTTTTGATGAAACAAAAATGTTTATATCAGCTCTATCAAATATGAATTCAGTTAATTATAATATTGGTAATGATATTCCATCACAATTGTTAAAGAATTTAGCG